TGGAAAAGTTACTGTCAAGCGCGGTGACGACAAGGTTATTGCGGAGACTAAATAATGATCCCGTTACTAGCTCCCATCCTGTCTCAGTTAGCTGGTGCCGGACTCCAGAAGGTTGCTGACGCCGTGTTGGACAAAGGCGTGGAGCATGTCGAGGAGAAACTGGGGATTAAGCTGACGCCCAATGAAGACGGCGTACTTGACGATTCCAAGCTCGCAGATTTACAAATGGCGGCTATGAAACATGCGGAGTTCATGGCAGAGATTGACCTGAAGAACACGCAGGATGCGCGGGACATGCAAGAGAAGGCGATGGAGAACGCTGATCCGTGGGTACGCCGGTTTGTGTATCAGTTTGCTTGGTTTTGGTCAGCGTTTGCAGTTTGCTACATCATGATCATTACTCTGGTGGATATTCCAGAGAAGAGTGTGCGGTTTGTGGACGTAATTCTTGGTTTCATCATGGGCACGGTGGTGTCCACGATGCTGAACTTCTTCTTTGGTTCTAGCCAAAGCAGCAAGGACAAGACCAAGGAGTTGCTGAAGAAATGAAGCTCTCGCCCAACTTCACGCTGGAGGAGCTGACTGTCAGCGACTATGCCGCGAGACACGGGCTAGACAACACGCCAGAGAATGACCACCTGCTGAACCTGCGTCGGCTGGCAGCCTTCCTTGAGAGCCTGCGCGCCCTGCTTGGCAAGCCTATCAGCATTAACTCTGCCTACCGCAGCCCGGAGGTCAACGCGGCCATCAGGGGGTCAAAGACTAGCCAGCACTGCCACGGTACAGCAGCAGATATTCGTGTATCTGGGATGGTGCCAGACCAAGTTGTAAAAAAGATACTCTCGTCCACATTGCCATACGACCAAGTTATCCGTGAGTTTTCAGACCCGGTGAGAGGTGGTGGCTGGACGCACGTTAGTATTCCTAACACAAGAGATGCCAAACCAAGGAAAATGGCGCTTATCATCGACAAGAAGGGCACGCGCCCATACAAGTCAGGTGGGTAAAAATGCCGTTACAGCTTTTACAGTTTCGCCCCGGTATCAACCGAGAAGGCACGACGCTTGCCAATGAAGGTGGCTGGTATGAGTGCGACAAAATTCGTTTTCGTTCAGGCTATCCACAAAAGCTGGGTGGCTGGCAACCCATTTCGCCAAACACATATCAAGGCGTTGCTCGTGGGCTAATCAACTGGGTCACGCTAAAAGGCTACAACCTTTTAGGGGTAGGCACTAACCTCAAGTACTACGTTGAAAGCGGTGGCACATACAACGACATCACTCCCGTTCGCGCAGTAGCTACGCTAACTAACCCGTTTACAACCACCAACGGCTCCAGAACGGTAACGGTTACTGACGCTGATCATGGCGCTGTCACTGGCGATTTTGTGACGTTCTCAGGCGCATCTGCCGTGGCAGGCTTGACGCTAAATGGCGAGTTTGAGCTTACCTATATCAACACCAACAGCTACACCATACAAGCACCAGCAGCCGCTAATGCAGACGCTACAGGCGGCGGCACAGTCACAGCTACGTATCAGATCAACACCGGCTTAGCAACGTACAGCTATGCAACAGGCTGGGGCACAGGCTTGTGGGGTGGTTTTCTTACCGGCACGACGCAAACAACACTGACCGTACCACTTGACTCCTCAAACACTAACATCACGGTAGCTTCCACTACCGGGTTCTCCAACGCCACCGGCACGGTGTTGATCGACGCTGAACTGGCAAAATACACCGCCAACACAGCAACCATATTTAGCGGGGTCACGCGTGGTGCCAACGGCACCGTAGCTACCAGCCACTCCAACGGCGCGATTGTCTACAACGCCAACACGTTTACTGGCTGGGGGCAGTCTTCTGCGCAAGGGCTTGGCGTGCAGCTTCGCTTGTGGTCACAGGCAACCTTTGGGGACTATCTGTTAATTAACCCCCGCAACGGCCCAATCTACATGTGGGTGCCGCAGTACACCGGCGCAAACGTCTTGTTGTTTAGCTCTCCAGCCAATGTGCTCTCCAACACCAGCACTGGCATCTATCAGACAGACGTTGACTGCCCGACCGTGGCAACACAGATCATGGTGTCGGACTCCTCACGGTTTGTGATTGCGTTTGGAGCAAATGACTACGGCAGCACTACGCAAGACCCCATGCTGATTCGCTGGGGGGACCAAGAGAGTTACAGCGTTTGGTCGCCTAGCGCGACCAATCAGGCAGGCAGCTTCAGGCTTTCTTCGGGTTCTACGATTGTTACTGCCATTCAGACCCGGCAAGAGATCGTTGTGCTCTCAGACGCCGCGGCGTATTCCATGCAGTATTTGGGACCGCCGTACGTGTGGGGCTTTAACATCCTGTCCAACAACATTTCTATCATCGGCCCCAATGCAATAGGTGCAGCCAACAACATCGTGTACTGGATGGGGTTGGACAAGTTCTATGTGTACACAGGTCGCGTGGAGACGCTGCCTTGCGCGCTGCGCCAGTACGTGTACGGCGACATCAACCTTGAACAGAACTATCAGGTGTTCTGCGGCAGCAACGAGGGCTACAGTGAGATATGGTGGTTCTATTGCTCTGCCAACAGCACGACGGTTGACCGTTACGTTATATACAACTATCTGGACAAGGTGTGGTACTACGGCACACTGGCGCGCAGTGCGTGGCTGGATAGTCCTTTGCGCAACTACCCGATGGGGGCGACGTATAACCACACCATCGTTTACCACGAGAACGGCAATGACGACATTGAAACCAACGGCACGGTGGTACCGATCAATGCGTATATCCAATCATCTGACTTTGACATTGGTGATGGGCACAACTTTGGTTTTGTGTGGCGGATTATTCCTGATCTTACTTTTGACGGCTCCAGCAATCCTTCGCCTGCCAAACCAGCAGCCGTGTTTACCGTAAGACCACGCCAGAACCCCGGTGCGCCATACGGCACATCAGACACGCCAACGGTAACTTCTGTGCAGTCATACGCCAACCAGCGCAACTACACGGTGCAGGAGTTTACGGAAATTGTGTACACACGCATACGCGGACGCCAGATGGCGTTCAAGATAAGTTCGGATACGGTGGGAACCCAGTGGCAGCTTGGTGTGCCACGAATTGACGTACGTCCTGATGGTCGCAGATGACAACACAGATTGTTACTACAGAGTCGATTTTACTGACGCGTACCAAAGCGCCTGCGCTACCGCTTGCCCCGACGGAATACAACCGGCAGTATATAGACCAGTTAAACAACATTTTGCGGCTGTACTTTGCGCAGCTTGACAATTTCATCGCCCAGCTAAACGCAAACAGCTCTAACACGACAACCAACATCATCTTGCCGTACGGGGCGTTTCAGGATAACCAAGATCAGTTCGATGGTAATGCAAGCACTACGTACTACCTGACGTACGACACGACAGACTATAGCAACGGCGTGCATGTAAGTTCGGCCAACGCTTCCTTTACCGCTACGATTAGTGACGGCGCAGGCGGTAACGGCACATCAATGAATGTGACTACCATGACCAGCGGTCAGATATACGCTGGGATGAAGCTGGCAGGAAGTGGGCTAGGTAACAACACACGCGTTACCGCGTTTGTCACAGGCACCGGTAATGTAGGCACCTATGTTGTCAGCGATTCGCTAAATGTTTCTAACGTGGCAATTACAGGTACGTTATTGTCGCGTATCACGGTTGACTACACTGGTCTGTACAACATTCAGTTTAGTGTACAAGTTGTTAATACTTCCGTGCAGATTCACGACATTGAAATCTGGTTTAGAAAAAACGGGGTGGATATACCCAAGAGCAACAGCAAGTGGTCTGTGCCAAACAGCCATGGCGGGGTAGACGGGCACCTGATTGCGACGCTGAACTATTTTATTGATCTTGAGCCGACCGACTATCTTGAGATCATGTGGTACACGGACAACTCAAATATTTCGCTGCAAACGCTGCCTGCCAGCACCAGCCCGGACAGGCCATTGATTCCGTCAGTAATTATGACGGCCAGCTTTGTTTCTGCCTTGACGGCATGATACGATTGACAAAATTCATTGAAGGTGCGCTATGAGCCTGCAAAACTTAGCCAGCCACATCCAGAGCGCCGGGCGCGGCGAGGACAAAATGCTCGTCCACATGACGCCCAAAGAAGTTGCAGGTTTGCAAACTCTTGCTGCTGCGCATGGTGGGTCGCTGACCATCAACCCTGAAACCGGTTTGCCAGAGGCAGGCTTTTTGTCGTCTCTTTTACCCACTGTGATTGGCGCTGCGCTGGCTCCGGCCACGGGCGGTGCGTCTTTGGGTTTGACACAAGCTTGGCAAACCGCTGCACTGGTGGGCGGCGCTTACGGTCTGGCAACTGGCAGCTTAAAGAAAGGCTTGATGGCCGGGCTTGGCGCGTACGGTGGCGCAAACATGATACCGGGGGTTATGGAGGCAGGCGCAGCGGCTGCGCCTGCTGCAATTACTGCGCCTTCTGTTGTGCCGCCCACGGCGGCTGTTCCCAATCCTAGCGCAGCTACACTGGGTTCTGGTTTCACCAGTTCTACACCAAATATTTTGCAAAGCCCTTTGACCGGTCAACCTGTTGGCGGTACTAATTTGTTGGGCGCGCCCACTTCTGCTGCACCTGCCGCTGCTGCAGGCGCTACGTTCCCTCCTGCTGCTGTGCGTCCTGACAGCATTGTGGCAACCAGTGCCACCCAAGGCGCGCCTAGCGTTCTGGCACAGACCGGCAGCGGCATCAAGAACATCCTGTCTGACCCAGAGAAACTCAAAGCCTTCCTTGGTGATCAGAAATTCAACCTGCTCTCTTCTGCTGCGTCAGCCATGACGGACTATGACAAAGAAGAGGAAGAAAAACGCGCTGCAGAAGAATTTTTGGCTAACTACCAATATGCCCCGCGCTACGCGCCGTCTGCTCGCCCTGCTGGCAGCACGGCTGAGCGCACTTACTTTGCCGCTGACGGCGGCTTGGCTTCGTTGGGTCCAGTGGAGAACATGTCGCGTATGAACGCCATGGGAGACAACAGCTATTACCCGATGTCGTTCCAAAACACAGCTACATACGCCAGCCCGTCTGAGCGCCCCATTTCTCAGAATGTTATTTACCCACCCACAGACGCTGACGTAGCTCCGTATAGTGGCATGCAGCGCATGGCCGAGGGTGGCATAGCTGCGCTTGCAAAAGGCGGCAAAACAGAAGCACAAATTAACGAAGAGAACGCAGCCAAAGAGTTTCAATCATGGCTAAAAGCACGTGGCGATGACAAGGCTACAGCCAAAAAAGAACTTGATGCGCGCATCAAAGAGTTAAACAAAGAATATAAAGACCGCATTGACAGTTTTAACAAAGACACACAAGCAGAGCTAAAGAGTAAGCAAAAGGATATTAACGCTGAAAAAGACAAAGCTTCAAAAGCGCAGATGCAAAAAGACCTTGCTGAGTGGCAAAAGTCTCGTGCGGCTGAGCTAAAAGGTATTCAGGGCGAACAAACCTCGGCAATTAAAGATCGTAACGCTGAGTACACCAACCGTATCAAAGAGCTAGATACAGAAATCAAAGAGCGTCAGGCACTGCGCAATTTTGAAACACAGGTATTCAAAACGGGCTAC